CGAACCTGCGACCTCCGGGGAATGAAACCGGCGAGATACCGGCTGCTCTACTCCGCAATGTGGCTGTAAGTCGTTCAGCGTTGCAAAATTGGTCATTATCCCTGCCTTGACAAAAAAGTGTAAGCATCTTGCTCACACTTTTTTCTGAAAAGCCGTTTTTACCCCAATTTTGCACCGTCGGAACGCGCTTCACCGGCGCGTCGAGTATAAATACATTATATTATGAATGGCAACCAAGAAAGAACGTGAGCAGCAGCGCGAACACGCGCGCCTCCTGTACATGCAGGGTGAACCCCAGAAATCTATCGCCGGAAAGGTAGGGGTGTCGGCACAGACGGTCACGAGATGGGTCGCTGACGGAGGCTGGGAACAGGCACGGGCCGCCGCCAACATCACCCGCCCGGAACTCGTCAACAAGATATTGAACAGCATCAACGTGCTGCTGGAGGACCTGGCAGCCAACCCCAGTCCCGAGAAAACGGCAGCAAGCGCCGACAAGCTCGTCAAGTTCGCTGCCACAGTCGAACGCCTTGACAAAAAAACTTCGGTCGTTGACGTCATAGAGGTCTTCATGGCTTTCAGCAAGTGGCTGCAGTACCGCATGAGCTTCGACCCCAATGTAACCCCGGAACTGCTCAAAACAATTAACCATTATCACGATCTTTTCATATCCGAAAAGTTAAAAGAGTCTTTTTAACGCATGACTAAAGCGGAATTAAAAAAAGCGATTGAGGATTGGAAACGGCACTGCGAGACGGTGCAGTCGGCAACTTCCGTCATTATCACCGAAACGCCGGCACAACGGCTCGCACGTATTGCCCGGCTGCGCTCTGATTATGCCGCTTTCGTTGATTACTATTTCCCACACTGGACCGTCAACCCCGAAACCGGGAAAGCTACCCCTTGCGCTAAATTCCACATTGATGCTGCCAATAAGATAAAAGCCAACCGCAACCTCAAAGCCGGTTTCGTCTGGCACCGCGGCGCGGCAAAGTCCACCAACATGGACGTATTTGTACCCATGTGGCTAATGTGCCAGGAACGCCGGGAAATAAATGTCATGGTTATTGTCGGCAAGTCTGAGGATAACGCCAAGACCCTGTTAGGTGACATCCAGGCGGAGTTGCAGTACAACCAGCGTTATATTGCAGATTTCGGAGAACAGTATAACGCCGGTTCATGGGAGGAGGGCAAATTTGTAACACAGTCGGAAGTGGCATTTTTTGCGCGTGGCCGCGGTCAGTCCCCGCGCGGTCTGCGCTACCGCTCGCACCGTCCGGACTACATAGTTATCGACTACCTCGACGATGACGAACTGGTGGAAAGCCCCGCCCGCGTGTCCAAACTTTTCGACTGGGTGCGCTCGGCGCTTTTCGGCACTCTTGACGGCGGACGCGGCAGATTCTTTATGGTCGGCAACCTCATTGCCAAAAATTCCGTGCTTGCTAAGTGGTGCGACATTAAGAGCGTACACGTTACACGCGTGAATATATATGACAAAAACTGCGATATTTCATGGGCTGCCAAATGGACATCGGAGGAAGTGCAGGCCATTGCAGACGTGGCGGGTTATCGCGCCTTTCAAAAAGAATACATGAATAACCCGATAATTGAGGGTGCAGTGTTCCGCAACGAGTGGATCCGTTGGGGTAAGCGCCCGGCTTGGTCTAAGTTCTCGGAAATTGTGCTTTATATCGACCCCAGTTTCAAAGGCTCGAATAAAAACGACTTTAAGGCGGCGAAACTCTGGGGAAAAGCCGGGACTCAGCTCTGGCACCTCCGTGCTTTTGTCCGTCAGTGCTCCGTTGCCGAAATGGTACGCTGGTGTTACGACCTTTACGAATGGGCGCGCGCTCAGGGTATCGCCGTGCGCTGGTATATGGAGGCGAATTTTATGCAGGACACCATCCACGATGAATTTATGCGGGAGGGTGAACTTCGCGGCTACCAGCTCCCAATGACCGGCGACAAGCGCAAAAAGCCTGACAAGTTCCAGCGCGTTGAAGCTGTTTCGCCTCTCTGGGAACGTGGCTTCGTCCATTACGACGAAACTCAGCGCGACGACCCGGACATGCTCGCCGGCATCGACCAGACCCTCGCTTTCGAAAAGGGTATGCGCGGACACGATGACGCGCCGGACGCCGACGAGGGGGCTATCTGGATCCTCCAGCGCGACACGCGCCAGAAAAATATTGTTAAATCTATTTCAATAGGGTTGCGACCTAACGCTAAGAATGTATCATGGTAATATCTGAATTTTTCCGCGCCCTCATCTTTGACTGGCGTAAAAAGCGTGCGGTCCGTCAGGCGCAGCTCTCCGCTGACCTGTACCGTAAAAAATTCCTGGTGCTCGTTCATGACGGCCGCCCCGTCTGCGTCTCCATGCAGGGCGTTAAAAAATTGATCAGGCAGAAAAGGCTCCCTGGACTCACTGCCGGAAAAGCCCGCGAAATTGCAATTTTTGAGGTTTCACCACGTAACACTTCCCGCCCATGTTCCTGACCCTCGATGACTACCGCAGCGTGTGCGACGACTACGAGTTCAAGCAGATGACCCGGAACGACGATATCCGCCTGACGGCGGAAGCCGCCGCAATGGAGCAGATAGCCTCTTACCTCCGGCACCGCTATGACATCGACCGCGCGTTTGCCGCTGCCGGGACTTGCCGCAATTCCATGCTGGTGCAGTGCGCCGTGAATATCGCCCTCTGGCTCATGATCCACCGTCTGCCCCAGAACATGGGGCACGAACGCCGGGAATGTCTCTATAATGACGCTGTCAAGTGGCTGCGCGACATTCAGGCAGGCAAAGCCTCCCCGGACTTGCCTCTTTATGAGAGTGAGGACGGGGACGACGCGCGCAACCCTGTGCGGTACGGTTCAATGAAACCGAACCGGTACGACTATTAGACACCATTTAAATACCGTTTAACCCATGTTTAAGCTGTGTGCTAAAATTGAAATATCAGGTGAGCGCTCCTGGGACATTGGTTTTGTCTCAGCGGTGGAGATTGTACGCGACACCGAAAAACTCACTGCCGAAGCCAAGATAACACTGCCCAAGAAAATTAAGTGGGACGGCTCGGCTGAAATTCCCGTGCATCGCGGTGACTCCGTGCGCATTCATCTTGGCTATAACGGCAGTTTGCAGCTGGCGTTCGCGGGTTATGTCCGTGACATCGGCTTCAAGACCCCGGTAGTCATTACCTGCGAGGATGAAATGTTCATGCTCAAACAAATGCCGGCAAGGAAAAAAGCCTACCGCTCCGTCACCATCGAAACGCTGCTAAAGGACCAGGGCATAACTTACAGGCTCAACGTAATGGGTGAACAGTCGCTCGGTGCTTACCGTGTCACCGCCGACACCGTGGCTGCGTTGCTCGGTAAACTGTCAGAACAGGGCATCCGCTCTTTTTTTCGCTATGAGGACGGTGAGCCGGTGCTTTATTGCGGTGTCCTGTTTGAACGCGACGCCACACCCTCCCAGACATTCAGGACCGGGCTTAACATCATTTCAGACGAAAGCCTCAGGCAGCAGAAGGCGGAGAATATGCGCCTGCGCGTCAAGGCTGTCAGCCTCATGCCGGATAATAAAAAAATTAAAGTCGAAGTCGGTGACGCTGACGGTGAGCACCGGACGCTACACACCTACAACAAGGCTGAACGTGAGCTGAAAGCGTGGGCGGAGCAGGAGGTTAAACGCCTTAAACGTGACGGACTGACCGGTTCGTTCACCACGTTCGGGGCTTCTCTGGTTGACTTGCTGGACGCTATCGGCATAATCATTGACGGCACAAAAATGGGCGTGTATCAGGTGAAAAAGAATGTAATAAGATACGGCGATTCGGGCTTCCGTCAGGAAATAACGCTCGGACTTCGCGTGCAATAAAATAGGGTTATGTCAAATTTACGGAACATTATCAGGCAGCTTGCACAGCCGGACGGGGAGACCGTCGCTCTTGTCTGCACGGTTGACGCGGTGGATAAATCGGCGCGCACGGTTGACTGTTCGCCAATCAATGAGAGCGCGCCACTGCTGGGGGTCAATCTTCAAGCCAATCAGGAGGCAGAATGTGGGGTGTGTCTGTTCCCCGAAATCGGCTCTTTTGTTGTTGTCGGCTTTGTCGCTGACGGAGCCGCCGGGGTGGTACTTCTCACTGAGAAAATAGAGTCCGCCGAAATTGTGATCGGTGACACCTCGGCTGTCATCAGCGCGGACGGTGTGCGCTTCGACGTGGGCGGCATTTCCGCTCACCTGGATAAGAACGCCGTAACTTTCAACGGCGGAGACCTCGGAGGACTGGTCAAGGCTGAAGCGCTTACCGACAAATTAAATGAGCTAACGCAGACCGTTAACGCTCTTATTACTTCTTATAATGCCCACACCCATATAACGACGGCGACCGTTGGAGCCACAACTGCCCCCGGGGTTATATCCCCGACAACTGAGCAGGCGCAACAGGCGCAGCCATTCAGCCGCTCTGACTACGAGAATGAAAAAGTGAAACATTAACCAAACTACCGTAATGGCTAATATAATATCAAATATCCGCGACTATTTCAGCCGCCCCACACGCTCGGAACTGGTAGAACTCGCGCGCCGCGTTAGTTCCAAACAGGGCGTAAAGCTCACAGCACAGCTCCAGCAGCAGACTGACAGCCTGACTAAAAAGGACATTGCAGACTGGCGCGCCGCCCATCAGATGGCGATCGACTACGAAAGCCCGGACCGCTGCCGGCTTTATGACATTTATGCCGACTGTGTCCTCGACGCCCATCTGTCCGGCTGTATCGCTCAGCGCAAGGGTAAGGTCCTGCAAAAGGATTTCCGGCTCGTTGACGCTTCGGGGAAAGAGGACGCGGCGGCAACCGGACTCTTACAGGCAGGATGGTTCCTTGATTTCCTTGAGCTGTGCCTGGACTCTATATACTGGGGACCTACCCTCATACAGCTGGGCGATATAATCAGGGACGGAGGTCCGGTACGTTTTGACGGCGTGGAACTCGTGCCGCGTAAACATGTCGTGCCTGAATACGGGGTCCTGGTCCGTAATCCGGGCGACGACTCGCGGGACGGCCCGCCCCACCCACCGGGGGGGGGGGGGCGGGGG